GACGTACAAGTTGTATGCAGAGCTGAACGGCACGTTCCCAATCAAAGAGAAGCGACTTATCGACATCACTATCCGCATGTTTAGTGATCCGTTGTTAGAGCTAGACACAAAGCGACTCGAGGAGCATCTTCAGGGCGTGCGTGATCGTAAGGAGAAATTGTTCACGGACTCAGGCATTACGAAAGAAGTGCTTAACAGTAGCGCCAAGTTTGCTGATCTGTTGCGTGAGAACCATGTGTACCCGCCGATTAAGATTAGTCCCGCGACGGGCAAGGAGACCTACGCCTTCGCCAAGAGTGACGTTGACTTCGTAGCCCTGCTCGAGCATCCGAACGAAGTTGTGCAAGCTATCGTTGCCGCTCGGCTTGGTGCAAAGAGTACGCTTGAGGAGACACGCACCGAACGATTCATCGACATTGCTAAGCGTGGCCCCATCATGGGAGCACTGCGTCGTGCGCCTATTCCGTTGAAGTACTACGCGGCTCACACAGGTCGGTGGGGTGGCTCAGATAAGGTCAACCTACAAAATCTGCCTAGCCGTGGTGCAGAGGGTGGCAAGCTCAAACGTTGTATCGTTGCACCTCGCGGGCATGTCATCATCGACTGCGACTCGTCACAGATTGAAGCACGTGTCTTAGCGTGGCTGGCTGGGCAACATGACATCCTTGATCTGTTTGCAAAACAGCAGGATGTGTATAAGTACATGGCTTGCATGATCTACGGTATCGGCGAGCATAACGTATCACCTGAGCAACGCTTCATCGGTAAGACTACTGTGCTTGGCGCGGGCTACGGCATGGGCGCTATCAAGTTCCAAGTGCAGTTGAAGAACATGGGCAAGGACTTGGACTACGATACATGCCGCTTCATCATCAAGCAGTATCGCAATGTCAACCATCGCATCTCTGACTGGTGGAATCATCTCAACATGGTGATGACACATATCATCAATCAGAAGCCTGTTGAAGTTGATCGCGTGGGTCTGTTGACAACAACACCCTTCACGGGCATTGCTCTTCCGAATGGCCTGTATCTAAACTATCCTGAGTTGGAGCGCCATACGAATGGCGAGTTCACATACGCAACACGCCAAGGGCCGAATAAGATTTACGGCGGCAAGGTTGCAGAAAATATTTGTCAGGCGGTTGCACGTTGCATCATCGGAGAGCAGATGATTCAAATTGAAAAGCGTTATCGAGTCGTGCTCACCGTCCACGATGCGATAGCTTGTGTTGTTCCGCAAGACGAGGCAGACGAAGCTCGTGCGTACATTGAACAATGTATGCGTACATCACCATCATGGGCTAAGAACCTACCCCTCAACTGCGAGTCAGGCATGGCTCAGAACTACGGAGATTGTTAATGACTAAACCGATCACATGGTCGTACAGTAGCTTGGCGTTGTACCAACAGTGCCCAAAGAAATACTACCATCTCAAGGTAGCCAAGGATGTCAAAGAGGAGATGGGCGAAGCCATCACCTTTGGCAACGAGATTCATAAGATAGCTCACTTATACGTTGAACAGCATCACCCTATTCCCGAGAAGTACGCATCCATCGAGCCAGCGATTAAAGCGCTAAAAGATATGCCGGGCCGTAAATTGTGCGAGAACAAGCTGGGCTTGACCATCGACCTCAAACCCTGTGGCTTCTTTGATAAGAAGGTGTGGTGGCGTGGCATCGCTGACATCATCATCTTGCAGGGCGACACGGCACTGACAGTTGATTACAAGACTGGCAAGAAGAGCCAGTATGCAGATTTGAAACAGCTTGAAATTCTTGCACTTGCAATGTTCAAGCACTTCCCCGAAGTTAAGAAGATCAAGGCGGGCTTGTTGTTCCTGTTCGCCGATGACTTCGTTAAGACTGCCTATTCAGCCGAATCACAGAGCGATCTGTGGACCGACTGGATGTCAGATGTTGGTCAACTTGAGGCATCCGTACAGAGTGATGTATGGAACCCCAAGCCCAACTTTACTTGTCGTGGCTGGTGTCCAGTCACATCGTGTGACCATAATCAAGGAGCTAAAAATGCTTAACAAGAGAAAGAAAACCAAAGCTGCAAGAATTCGTTCGTTTATTGCAGCAAACCCCAACGCAACTGCTAGGTACATTGCCGATCAGCTAGGCTTTCCTATACAGAGCGTGTACAACGTGAAGCACAAACTGCGTGCTGCTGAGAACAAGATTGTTACTCTCGTAGGCAGTTCAAACAAGAGTTTGATGGAGCAACTGAACCCTGACATTCCAGTCTACAAAGACTCGGTTACAAATGTTACGTCAACAAGGTTGAGAAAGCTGGCCATCGAGATGATTGAGAAGCCATCCGATGTGGTCAACAACCCTGCTCACTACACCGATGGTGGCATCGAGACTATCGACTACATCGAGGCGAAGGGCTTGGGCTATCACCTTGGCAACGCGGTGAAGTACATCAGCAGAGCGGGCAAGAAGGGCACGAACCAAGGGCTAGAGGACTTGCGTAAAGCCCAGTGGTACTTGGCCCGAGCCATCGAGAAGAACGAGTACGCCTCGCCTAGCCGATGAAAGCCATTCTGGAATTTAACTATCCAGACGACGAGCGCAAACTACTGTACGCCCTCAAGGGACAAGACATGTACGTTGCGCTCGCCGAAGTACGGATGCAGATTAACGAAGAGTTCCGCCACAACGCAGACCCCGTAGCTGTGCTAATGCGTGTGCGGAATATTACAGACGACATCTTTCGTGAATTGGGGGACGCATGACACACGATAAGCTAACAAAGATTGAGTTTGCGCCCGGATGCTTCGATGATTTTGAAGGCACTCAGGAAGAACTGAATGAAATGATTGCTGACCTGAAGAACATGGTTGCAAGCGGTACTCTGTGGGAGAACACTTTGCCTGTAGATGAGAAGGAGGAAGAGGAGCTTATCAAGCTACTTGCACAAAAGCAGGCGCGGAGGAAGCAATGACCAAAGTATGCTTAGCTTGCAAACAGGAATTGCCCACCGACTTATTTAGTGTGGTCAGGGTCAAGGGCGTGCAAAAGCACCAACAAGCTACATGTAAGCCCTGCATGGCGGCATACAGAAAGGCGTACTACGAGGCTAACAAAGAACGTTGCAAAGAACAAGTGCGTGAGTGGAATAAACGCAATCCTGATTACCACACTAATTGGAGAAAAGAAAACCCCGATAAAGTTAAACAGAGTAGAGCAGCAGGGGCTCTGAAAAGGCGAGAGCATGCAAAAAAGAAATATTGGGAAGACCCCGAGGCCGCAAGATTAAAGGTAAGGCAGTACAAGGCCGCAAACATAGAAACAGTTAAGGCTAAAAAGAAGGAGTGGAACCAATCAAACAGACCGCATCTAAGAGCCTATTACAGCAGTAAAACGAAACAGTTATCTGATTCGTACATCCGCAATAAACTTGCGGCTAATCACAAACGAGAGCGCACGTTGCGTTCGGGGGACATACCACAAGAGTTGGTAGAACTTAAACGATTTCAACTTTTACTTAAAAGAGAGCTTCAAAATGAACCACATCAGTGAATTAACAACAGAACTATCCGCACTGTACGAAGGACTTAAGACCGGTGCGATAGACGTAAAGGTCGCCACCGAGATGAACAACACAGCGGGCAAGATTATTAACGCTCAGCGCGTACAGCTAGAGTATGCAGAGCTACGTAAAGAGCAGCCCGACATTCCGTTTATGAAGACCAAAGCTAAGCCAAAAGCTAAGGTGGAGACATGACATGGCCTTTCCCACCATTCCCGAACCCCAAGGACAAGAGCAACCAAGTTCCAAAGTTCAACCCCGACAACCACGAAGACGCGCCGTTCTGAGCGAGACCACAGCAAGAACAACCATTGGCATGATGCGTTCAATGGCAAACCACAAACCGATTAGTCCATTTCATTTAATGGCAGCCGATGAGATGGAGCAGCTACTAGAAGAAGTTTTAAAGTACCGAAAGGAGAAAACAGATGAATGACGATGACGATATCCAAGACTACGTTTCTGATAAGAACGTAAACGACATACGCAACCAAGTATTAGAAGAGGTTGCACATGAATTTGATTGCATGCGGATTGCTTTTGGCGATACAGCCGCTTCGTTTGCGCAGTACGTAAGGGAAATGAAGTATGCCAAGACCAAAGCCCCCTGAGCCACTACTAGGAAGACAAGTTCGGATGTCAGACAGGCAGTGGATTATTTTGAACCATCTTGGCGGTGCTGAGTGGTTAAGAAAGTTGTTAGATAAGAAAGACCCATTTCCTAAAAAATACTATGATGCAGTTTTAAAAACAGGAGGCCCAAATGCCGTACGTAAACAAACCCCGCCCATACAAGAAAGAATATGACCAACAACAAACTAGAGGAGAACTTGACGAGCGCATGGAACGTCAACGTGCCCGTCGCAAGATCGACAAGACCGGAGCTGATAAAGACAACAACGGCAAAGCTGATCGACGCGAAGGCAAAGATGTTGCTCACGTCAAGGCACTATCTAAAGGTGGATCAAATAAGAACGGGGTGAAGATTCAGTCACCTAGTAAGAACCGATCCTTCAAACGAAACCCAGATGGCTCAATGAAATAATATGCAAGTACTGAAAGACCGCACTTTAGTGGTCAGGACCCGCTTTCCCGCTCGCATCACCGAGACCATACCCACAAGCAATGTGGTGAAGGATCTTGGCGAAGAGCGTTACGAAGTGGCAGTGCCATGGGATTGGGATAACGCTGAGAAGCTGACGCACATGCGTATCAAAGATGTGCCATCGCCAATTCAGCGTGACTACAAGTGGCCTCGGCCTATGGGCTTTGAGCCATTCGACCACCAGAAAGATACGTCATCGTTCTTGTCACTGCGTCGTCGCGCCTTCTGCTTCAACGAGCAGGGCACAGGCAAAACGGCATCAGTGATTTGGGCGGCTGACTATCTAATGACGTTGGGTCTCATCAAGCGAGTACTTGTTGTATGCCCTCTGTCTATCATGCAGTCTGCATGGCAGGCTGATCTGTTTAAGTTTGCAGTGCACCGTTCAGTTGACGTAGCCTATGGCGACTCTAACAAGCGGGCGAAGATCGTCAGCGGTCCCGCTGAGTTCATCATCATCAACTACGACGGCATAGCCACCATAGCTGACCACATGCTGAACCACGGCAAGTTTGATCTGATTGTGATTGACGAGGCGAACGCCTATAAGAACGTACAGACTAAGCGTTGGAAGTTGATGAACAAGTTTGTCACGCCTAACACTTGGATGTGGATGCTTACTGGCACACCAGCCGCTCAATCTCCTGTGGATGCTTACGGGCTTGGCAGGCTATGCGTACCTACTCGTGCGCCACGCTTCTTTGGTGACTTCCGCGAGGCAGTCATGCAGAAGTTTGGGATGTTCCGTTGGGAGCCACGCCCAGACGCAGAGAAGCAGGTGTTCGAGATGTTGCAGCCAGCCATTCGTTACGAGAAGGCTCAGTGCTTGGACTTGCCAGAGGTGACGTACGTTAATCGTATTGCACCGCTTACGGCTTCACAGAAGAAGTACTACAAGGAGCTGAAGAATCAGTTGCTTCTTGAGATGGCGGGCGAAGAGGTCAGCACGGTCAATGCTGCCGCTAAGATGAACAAGCTGCTACAAATCTCTTGTGGTGCTGTGTATTCAGATAGCGGCGCAACGATTGAGTTTGATGTATCCGACCGACTACGTGTTGTGCAGGAAGTCATTGACGAGTCAAGTCACAAGGTGTTAGTGTTTGTGCCGTTCCGACACACCATCAAACTATTGCAGGACTACCTGACAAAGAATGGCACGACATGTGATCTGATTCATGGCGAAGTCCCTGTGCATAAGCGCACTGCTATCTTCAAGGACTTTCAAGAGAAGCAGAACATCAAGGTGCTCATCATTCAACCACAAGCCGCGGCTCACGGGGTTACCCTAACTGCGGCTGACACCATCATTTGGTATGCTCCTGTTACGTCCACAGAGACGTACCTACAAGCGAACGCTCGCATTGACAGACCCGGACAGAAAAACGCGATGACCATCGTGCACATCGAAGGCAGTCCTGTCGAGAAGCGGTTGTACGCTATGTTGCAAGGCAACATCACCAACCATGAAAAAGTTGTAGATTTATATAAAAAAGAGTTGACTGAGACTTGACAAAGTCCAGAATGACCATATAATAATAGTTCATCAAGGAGAAAATATGGAAGATAAATCCATGGACAAACTGTCCGACGCGTACATGAAAATACGCTTAGAAAGAGACCAGCTCAAGCTGGCATACGAAGCTGATGATGCAGTACTCAGCGAGGCACTGTCTGGCATTGAGAACCAAATGCTAGAGATCATGAACACGACAAATGCGGATAGCATTTCGACGAAAGGCGCAACAGTAATTCGTTCTGTTCGCAAACGCTACAACCCAACTAATTGGGACGCAGTCTATAGCTTGATTGCAAAACACGATGCCTATGGACTGCTCGAGAAGCGTATCCACAACGGCAACATGAAAGATTTTTTAGAGCAACATCCTGACGAGTACCCTGCTGGTCTGAATGTCGATAGTCGTTACGCGGTAACCGTACGCCGCAAATCATCAACCTGAGAGAGAACCATGAGCAACATTACAACATTCCGTGCTGACCTTCCCGCCCACCTGCAAAACGTAGCGTTGGACGACTTCACCAAATCCTTTACCTCCTCTGGCGGTAGCGTCAAGCGCATCACACTGCGCGGGCGTGTCTTCCGTCTCGTAGATGGTGGCAAGGAGATTGCCAAGAACACTGACCCACACATGGATGTGGTGATTGTCAATGGCTCCAAGACCGTACAGAAATCTTATTATGGACAAGAATACAACCCAGACGAAACCTCCGTGCCAGACTGCTGGTCAAGCAATGGCGAGCGACCAGACGCTGATGTCGAGAACCCACAAGGACACAACTGCAAAGAGTGCCCCAAATCTATTAAAGGCTCTGGCGGTGCTGGCCGTGCAGCCTGTCGCTTTTCTATGCGCTTGGCTGTTGTCCTCCGGAATAACCCCGCTGGTGATATCTACCAACTGATCCTGCCACAGAAGTCTATCTTCGGTCAGGGCAACGTTGAGAACATGCCCTTCCTACAGTACGCCAAGTACGTTGGTCAGTCAGGCTACAACTTGAACATGCTGACCACACGTCTGACGTTTGACACTGACAGTGACTTCCCTAAGCTTGTGTTCACCAACGCAGAGTTCTTGGATAAGGAGACGTACGCAACTTGCGTAGAGCAGGGTACGTCACCAATTGCCATCAACGCTGGCAAGCTCAACTTTACTAAGAAGACTGAGCCCACACTGCCCAAGTTGGTTGCTCCCGCTGGCTCTGCCGCCGCCGCGTTAGCCGCGCCTGCCGAGGAGCCAGTAGCTGAGCCGACTGTACGTGCTGAGAAGAAGAAAGAAACTGCCCCACCAAAGCCTAAGCAGAACCTTGCTGCGATGGTGGACGAGTGGGGAGATGACGAGTGATCGGTTACACGTACCGCATTCGTAAGCTCAACCGTAGCGCTGATAAGAAGAACATCGGCGTTCGGTTGGGGCGGCACTGCATTGACCAGAACATATCTGTCAGTGAACTAATGGGCTTGCTAGGCGTGAGTAAGCAGACCATTTACAACTGGTTCATGGGAGTGCATACCCCGGGACCACAGCAAGCCACAAAGATCAAAGAGCTCTTCGCTCTTTAATGGTTCGGGGGTAACTAGCTCGACGGAGCGAACGGGGTTTCCGTCAGCCCCCGTTACCCCCATTTTTATTGACGTGTCTGGAAATATCATGGCGGATATCCAACTGCTACGACGCGTAGTAGCCCCTAACGACGGCTGGTACTGCATATTCTCTTTGCTCAATGGCAAAGCACCGCGACAAGACCACTTCAAGACTCTTGAAGAACTACAACAAGAAGCTGTGAATCTGGTTGCTGAAGGGCGTGATGCCTACTTTAGCTTAGGTAAGTTTATAACTAAAGAAAACCGCGAAGCTGAGAACTGCGGTTGGATGCAAGCATTCTTTCTGGACATCGACTGTGGCATCGACAAAGCTACGCCTGACAAGTACGGTCGTATCAAGGGCTACGTAGATCAAGCTACGGGCATGCAAGCACTCAAAGACTTGTGCAAGGCTCTGAGCCTGCCACGTCCCACGATTGTGAACTCTGGTCGTGGGTGGCATGTGTACTGGCCATTGACTGAGGCAGTTGAGAAAGATAAGTGGTTGCCTGTGGCCGAGGCGTTCAAGGCGCTGTGCGCCAAGCACAAGTTTATTGGCGATCCTGCTGTGCCAGCGGATGCTGCACGGGTGTTGCGTATTCCCAACACTACTAACTTTAAGGGTGGGGCAACCGTCACGTTGATGAACGAGACCGCGCCTATTTCGTTTGAAGACTTTGCCAAGTTGATGGGGCCAATAGCACCGCCCAAGCCAATCCATAGGCCAGCACAGTTAGATGAGTTAACACGCGCACTGATGGGCAACCGCCAGTCTCGCTTCAAGGTCATCTTTGATAAGACCCTAGCGGGCAATGGTTGCGAGCAGTTGCGCAACATCATGGAGAACCAGAACGACATCGAGGAACCTCTATGGCGGGCGGGGCTGTCCATCGCCAAGTTCTGTGTGGACGGCGGCAAGGCTATACACATCATCTCCAAGCAGCATGACAAGTACGACCCGCAGAGAACCGAGGCCAAGGCTGATACGGTTAAGGGTCCCTACACTTGCGAGACATTTGATTCTCTAGCACCGAACATCTGTAACAACTGCCCGCACAAGGGTAAGTTCAAATCACCTATCGTCTTGGGTCACGAGATTGCCAAGGCCGCTGAAGGCACGGTCATTGAGTACGTTGTGCAGGAGGACAAGGGGGCTGAGCCTGTGCCAGCGTTTATTGTCCCAAAGTTGCCTAACCGCTATTTCCGTGGCAAGACTGGCGGTATCTACAAACACATGAAGGAGGACGAGGATGGCGATGCAGCCGTAGCTCTCGTCTATGAGTACGACCTGTTCGTGACCAAGCGTCTGTTCGATCCCGGCCAAGGTGAGACAGTGCTGATTAGATTGTCCCTGCCCCGTGATGGCGTTAAAGAATTCTCACTAACGCTGGTCGAAGCGCTAAGCAAGGACGAGCTTCGCAAGGCGCTGTCGTTCCATGGCGTGATTGCCTTACAAGTGCAGATGCTCTTGATTCTCGACTATTTGGTGCAATGTGCAAAAGAACTACAAGTAACACAAGAGGTTGAAATGATGAGACAACAATTAGGCTGGGCTGACGAAGACCGGAAGTTTATTCTGGGTGACCGCGAGATCGGCGCGGACTACATACGCTATAGCCCACCGTCTAAGGCCACCCGTGACGTGGCGCATGCGCTTCGTCCTATGGGCTCGTTTGATGAGTGGAAAGAGATCATTAACGTCTACGACATGCCCGGCTTTGAGCCACATGCGTTTGCCGTATTCACTGCGTTTGGCGCACCTTTGATTAAGTTCATGGGCATAAAGGGCGGCATCATCAACCTGATTAACAATCGCTCTGGCACAGGCAAGTCCACCATTCTGCAGGTGATGAACAGTGTATGGGGTCACCCCGATGAGCTGATGATCCAGTGGCGTGACACACTAAACGTTAAGCTGCACCGCATGGCTGTGATGTGCAACCTACCCTTGGGCGTGGACGAGATCACTAAGATGTCTGGCGATGACTTCTCAGACTTAGCGTATAGCGTTACGCAGGGCGCACCCCGCCGTAGGATGAAGTCGTCCACCAACGAGGAGCGCGAGTCTCAAGGCTATTGGGCGACCATGATGGTGGCTACATCCAACGCCAGTATGACTGACAAGCTGGAGTCATTGAAGTCCACTGCCGAGGGCGAGCTTATGCGTCTGATGCAGTACCGCATCGACCCAACTAACAACCTAGATAAGGCATCTGCCAAACACATCTTCGGCAGACTGCAGAGTAACTACGGGCATGCTGGTGGTCCGTATGCGCAGTTCTTGGTGCAGAACTTGGAGGAGGTGATTGATGCAACCCTCAAGCTACAGGTCAAACTGGACAAGGCAGTAAACATCGAGACACGTGAGCGCTTTTGGTCGGGCATGGCCGCGGCTAACCTAGCGGGCGGGATGTTTGGCCACAAGCTAGGTTTGCACGATATTAACTACAAGCGTGTGTTTGACTGGTCAGTCGAGGAGATTAAGTCTATGCAGGGCTCCGTGCGTTTGAGCTTCAACGACTACGCTACCGTAGTTGGCGAGTTCTTACTTAAACACAACATGAACATCCTTGTGGTCAACAAGTACAGCACGTCCAAGGCGGGCATAGCTGCCGCGCCTCTGCTGACCCCACGCGGTGCGCTGATCGTACGCTACGAGCCAGACACCAAGAAGATATTTATTGTCCGTCAGGCACTTAAAGACTACTGCGCCTCCAAGCAGATCACATTTACGGACTTGCTGTCCGGGCTTAATAGTACAGGGGCGTTCATCTCAGAGGTGCGTACCCGCTTGGACATCGGCACAGAGATTACTGCGCCTCCTGTCGTAGCCTTGGAGTTTGATGCTGACCTGCTTGGTGTTGAGCCTGACACGGCCATAACGGGCGATGCGGATTGAGGGGATCAATTACGAGCTTGACTGGCAGGAGTTCACTGTTGGCAGCTCGTTCTTTGTCCCGTGCTTGGACGATACCAAGGCTCGGGAACGCATAGAAGGCAAGATGAACCGCCTTGGCTATGCGGTAATCGTTAAGCTAGTAATAGAAGATGGGATAAGGGGATTGCGTGTTTGGCGAACTCGACGTACAATTTGAGTGCAACATGCAGTTGCTCTCCTCCTTGATGGATTAGCCCCGCCTAAACAGCGGGGCTCTTTTTTAATCAAATTTATCGAAGTAGTTAGCCTTCTTCTCAGCGGGCTTGGAGTCCTTCTTCAGCTTGTCCACGTAGTCTTGCGTCACGATATGACGTAGCTTGTCGTCGATGTACAGACCTTGGTCTGTCTTCGCAGACTTCTCCATCTTCTTCTCAATAGAACTGATGATGCCGTCTACATCTATAGCAGCGGTTGGATGCTTCTCGTTAAACTTTATGATCTGATCTAGGGCTTTCTCCACACCATCAGCATCATTAGTCATGAAGTTCAAACCGAACAAGTTCAGTGCTTCCGTGCGTTTCTTAGTGATGCCTTCAGCCTGACCCTTCTTCGTAATATTGAAGTACTGACGCTCAGCTAGTTCAGATGTACGGAAGCCTAGTGACTGCATGGCTAGATCAAATGGGCCGAACTCGTCGACGATCTTGTCGCCCGCCATGTTAGTCGCGCCCTCTTTGCTGTACCTATACGCTACTAATGGCTGACGAATAAACGCAGGCATCATCGCCTCAAGTGCGCGATCGCCGTGGCCGGTCTTAAACAAAGTGTACGCACGTGCACCCTGTTGTAATATTCCAACAAACGGGCCAAGAGCCTTAGTAATCGAGTCGTTGAGCGCGGTCTCAGCATCTGTATTCTGGCGCATGTCTGGAATCCACATGCCGTCTAACTTGAGCTTGCTTGCGAAGTCGTAGCCCAAAGCATTGAATGCACCGCGGCCAAGCAACATGCCAGCTTCCTTGCCGAGGGTGTTAACTGCCCAATTCATAAACTCCAGCTCAAAGTCTAAACGGTCTTCGTCGTCTGAATCTAAACCAAAGTTAAACACTGCTTCAATAATGGCCGCGATGGTTGAGAAACCCCAGAGACCAGTTACTCCTGACAGGATACCGGCTGTGCCCATGATTCCAACAAAACGTGCACGTGCTTCGCGTCGGTCGGCTTTAGTCAAACCTTTAAACGAGTTGTATGCGTTGCGTGCTAAGAAGAACGTCATCTGCTGTGGGAACTGCTTAAACTGCAGGATCACACGAGCAACCGGGTGTTGCATGTAGCGGGGCTTGTTTGTTGCAGAGTAATCAAACATAGACCGGTGGGTAATATCCTTAGCCTCAGCAATTGCTTCAGCAAACGCCTGTTGTTGGTTTGGATAGTTAGCACGTTTTTCCATGGCCGCACGAAACGAAGACATGGCTACCACTTCGCGGTTTATGCGCTCGGCGTGGTGGAACAAGAATGAGATCACCTGCATTGACTTGTTTGGGATGCCAGAATAATCTTCGGTTGGCTTAGAGGCCAGACCTGACTGATCGTATGCAGCCGTGATGTCAATTAGGCCGTCGGCTACAAAGCGTTTGTATGCGGCCTGCTCTGCATTAGTCAGTGAGTTTGAACGCTGTAAAGACGGGGTCAACAAGCGGGAATCTCGGATACGCCCGCCAGTCTCAACACCAAAACCTGTAAGCCCAATTTGCCCAATAGTCTTAGACACCTGCATCATCACGTTGGCAACTGCGCGGGTGTAACCCATATTAGGGTTTGCCCTAATCTGCTGACCCACAAGTGTAGGCACACCAATCATCATGCCGCCCAAGACGTTGGTCACTGCAGATGCTACAGACGTCAGGTAATAGATAAAGCCAATGTTTGAGAAGTAGCTAACAAATGCGCCATCATCAGGCGGGTTGAGCATGGCGTTTAAACGTAGCTCAGTCTCTTTAATAAAATCGCGTAGCGTATCGTTTTCAGCAGCCAGCACTGGGTCGTAGTTTGCGCCAGCGGGTGTACGGCGTTTGACTTGCGAACGGGCAGCGTCCATCTGAGAGAACATCTCAGGTGAGTACTCAAAGCGAGCCAACTGATACGCCATGTTGAAGGAGGTGTTAGCAAAGTTACGCAATGCGTCTTGCGAAAAACCTTCCACACTGTTACGGTGAATAAACTGATTGCGCATGCTGCGGTCAGGTTGGTTCTGCAAGAACGTCTGGTAGAAACTGTCCTTTAATTCCTTCTTGCGAGCATCAGCATCTACAGTTGATAACCCTGCGAAGTTGGCTTTATCTACGGCAGCAAAAACTTCTTTTAGGAAAGCTGACTGCTGTGCGTGGAAGTCCATTTGTTTGGCGTAGTCGTTACCAATGTTGTCGCCAATAGTTTGCGACAAATACGGATCACGCTCTAAGCGTTCTTCAACGTGCGCATCGCGGGCACCTTGGGACTCAAACATGTAGTACTCACGGCCCGCGCCACGACCAATTTGATACCAGAAGCGGCCATGACGCATCAATGGGAAGTAAGGGCCTTTGAGTGCGCCCTTCTCAAACTCATTACGAATTTCAAGGATCGTTGCCTCTGATACACCAAGCTGGCGCATCTGAATGATGCGTCGATTCATCAAGCGTTTGTAGTTTGAATACCTACGTTGGAAGAAGTCACGCACTTCTTTGTATATGGCTTTGGCCTCTGGGTCGAGGGCGTTCCAGTCAAGCATCAACTGCACATTAGCGTTGCGTTGCTGTGCATTAGCTTTGGCTGGGTCGACCTCGGCGATAGTTGCAGAGTGCATGACTGCACCCAACTTACGGGACATGTCAGGGTCTTTGGATTGCAAGAGTTCCCAACGACGGGAAATTTTTGCAGACTCCTCAAGGATGTTGCTCTTGCGGGCAAGGAAGTCCTCGGTTACTTTAATGAAGTTACTAATCTGCGGAATACGGCCAGCTACCAAGTCATCAATCTGGCGAAGCGTCAACACACCCAAGAAGGCAGGGCGAAGCGCAGCGTCCATGTTTCTAAACTCGCGCTTAACTTGGTTCCAGTTGCGTGTCTGCATCCAACGACGTATGGTCGATGGCTGGTTCGGCATACCCACGGGCATGATCTTGGGTTTTCTTTTCCCAGTAGCCATAGCTTTTGGGCCGGTGGTTACTGTCATGCCTTCGATGGACATCGTGCCCGCCATCATTGCATCAGCAGCAAGCATGGCCTCTGCCATGACGTTGCTTTCGTAGCCCTTCTTTACGTTGAAGAGCCTACGGATAGCGTCTGTAAAGCGGTTCTGTAACGAGTAAGGCGCTTCCTTGTAGCGGAAGCCGCGTAGTCTTGCTTGAAATACTGGGTTAGTCAAAGCTTCGGACACGAACTCGTGCAGGTCATTAAGACCGTATATAGCGCCAATGTCAGCGCCTTCTTCCTGAAGCTTTGTCTTAGAGTATGTGTACAGCTCCATCAGGCGATCGTAGCCCTGACGTTGGAAGCCGCTGAGTCGCTCTGGGTTATCAAGCAAATGAGATGCGGCTGCGTGAATAGTCTCGTGCAGTAGCAAGTGGTTGGTCAGCTTGCCTACACCGCGGCGCATAACAATAGAGTCAGTTGCAGGATCGTACTTGCCGCTCCATGCGTACTGTGTGTTGACCAGAGTAAGTAAACTCTGAAGCACTTGTTTGTTAGACTCAGATGCATTCATCTGGTCCATAGATGATTCAATTTGCGCCAGCGCAGTCAGTACATTACGCAACTTGCCGGAACGCAGCTCAGCAATCAGCGTGCCTTGCTGGTCGACTGGGTAGATTGCCGTGACTACATCACGCATAGCGTCGATGCGTTCTTGCAGTGACTTAGGAATGTTGGGGTCGTTGTTTAACGGCTCCATCGTATCCGCATCAATTATGCGAGTCTTGGCTGTAAACCCAGTATCAAGCAGACGTTTAGCAAGCTCCGCATAGTACGGGTTACTCTTCATCTGCACCATCAGGTCTAGTGCGCCGCGTGTATCGCCAGCCTCCAGCATGCGAACCATGTCTGGGTGTACTTCAGTAAGCATCTGAAGTGTTGGCAGATTCTTAGTCGATACTTCCACGTCGGGGGTGGCTTCACCTTCACCAGTAGTGGTTTCTGCCAAACGCTCAGAGATGCGTTTAAGCTTGCGTTCGTTTTTCTTTTCTACAATTGTGGCCCGCTCTTTAGCTTCTTTTGCGAGCTGCTCTTCATAACGCTTAAGAGACTCGTGATAGTCTGTTACTGCTTTGGTATAAGCAACGTTGGCTTCATGTGTTTTCTTGTGTTCCGCAACCATCTCGTCAAGAGTAGCCAGAGTGCTCTCAGACAGATTCTGTCTAATCCAGTCGCGGAAGTTATTGGCGTAGCGTCCGCCTTCACCAAAGTAACCGTAGTTGGCATTGAAGTACTTAGGGTCTACTTCGTAGTAGGCTAAGTCATACGCCAAGGCAGACATAGCCTCACCAAACGTTTTACGGTTCAAGTTGTTTAGATACGTCATAGCCGCAGACATCTGCGGTGACATCTTTACGCCAGCATTGAATGCCTGCTTGATAGCCAACAACGCGCCGCGTAGTTTAGCATCTGCAATCACGTGCTCGTTCTCTGTCACACCTTGACTAGGGCGACGTGGCTTGCCTTCTGCGGTCTTGCCAAACTTTTGTGTTACTGCCGTACCAGTAGTGATACGTTCTGTATACACACCGGACTTGGGCATGCCAACGCCAGTATCTCTGCCGGATAGCTGGCTGACGTACTCACGCACTTCATCACTGAACTGCTCAATGCCACGGCGGGTCGTGAGGTCAGGGAGACCAGCTTTAGTAAACAGGCGGCCTTGCTCTTCGGGTGACGCACGGCGAAGCGCATCCATCAACGCTTTAAACGAATCAGCACCGGCTACACGCGCAGTCAAATATTTGAGCATTGTTTTAGCGCCGGGACTTGTTGTCTCACCCGGTGCAGCAATGTCGTACTGCAGCATTACTTTAGCTGCAACGTTCTTAGAACTGCTGTGACGCTCTTGCTCTGTTGGTGTTTCTGCAATAGGTTGGATAAGGCCAAAGAAGTCTTTAACTTGCTGACCTTCGTCTGTCTGCGCTACGTGCTCAACACTTAAGTCAGGAGCCCTAATAGGCTCACCTTTCTGGTCGTATTGAACGGGTTCAGGCGTAGCGGGCGTTTCTTCTTCAACTTCAGCGCCAAACTCTTCAAAGTCTTCGTCAAGCGGAGTACGGTCCTTGCGTTCTTTCTTAGGCTGCGCTTGCTTCTGTTGCTTTTGCGCAACGGGCTTACCGAACATGTCGGTCTGCTCTTGCGTGGACTCTACCGTTGTGGGTACAGCGGTTTCTTTTTTAGGTTGAATAGCGGGGGCTGTTTTACCAGACGCAACTTCGGCTCTAGCCGCTTCTAAATCTCTACGAACGCCAGCCAGTTCGGTCCGCAGTCCTTTGGTTAACTCCACCTCTTCAACGCCTAGTGAGCTACCAACTTTTTGGGTTTCTGCTCTCTCTAGCCGGTTAGCGAGATCGGCTTCTCTGTCTTCCAGAGTGAGCACGCGTTCAAGCGGAGTCATGGACGGCGCAGCAGCCTGATCTTTACCTTTGTTGCGCTTCTCAATCTCAGCCGACAAACGGGTGGCTTCCATTTTGGCCCGTGTAGCTTCGTCCGCTGGCTCAGCAAACACATCTTCCATGCTCTCGGCTGGCGCGCCTTCTTCGGGTGGTTTGTTAAACAAGTTGCCCTGCATACCGCGGGCAGGGCGTTGCAACTGCTCAATGGCTTGGTCAATCTGTTCGGCCAGTCTAGCCACATGCTGCTCAGCCAACTGCTGACGAGACCTAACTGCTTCACCTGCTGTTAAGCCGGGGCCTGCTTGTGATATGGCCCAGTTCTCGTCGTAGCCGCCAGCTTGCAGCTTGGCGAAATAACGTTGTTTTGCAGCTTCTAAGTTGGCAACGGCTTTAGTGACATCACCGCCCGCCATAGCCATGGCATCACGAGCCATTTGAGCCGTACGCTTTATCGTACCAAACATGTCGCTCTGCATGCCCCTAGCTTCACCACCGCCTTGAGATGCAAGTGCATCAAGCACAGGCGTGCCGTCAAACATAGGGTTCTTGAGTTGTCTAATTAAGTTGCCGTCTTTGATAAGCCCTGCGTTGGCATCTACGACATCATTCAGGTTCTGCGACACAATCTTCATTGTGCGCATGTCAGCATCTGTTGGGCGCTGAATACTAATTAGATCAGCAAGCTCAGTGCGCAACTCGTCGTACTGACGGCGGAAATCTTCTAGTGCACCCGGTTGCTGTCCCGCTCTTGTATCAGCGTCTGTAGCATCCTGTCCAGTAGAAACCACTCCATCTGATTCAGGTCTAGTAATTCGTCCGGCGGAGCCTCCTGCACCGGGCTTGCCAGCCAAGCTAGTGCTTTCTCCACCTGCTGGGGGGATAACTTGTCCAACATCTTCTTCCTCCGTGAGTCGGTCTAAGACGGACTTGCCAGTCTTCTTCTCATCACCTTTAAGGTAACGATCAAGGCCTTCTTTAACCCCCTGAACAGTTCCACCGAAACCGCCGCCAACTATAGCGCCCTCAAGCATGGCTGTGCCAAGCTCTTCGTAATCAACTCCGCGTTTAGTTCCGGCAGAACCAGCTATGTTGGATGCGCCCTCTTCAAGTGCTTCAGTTCCAGATTGGATACCAACCTGAGCTCCAACTCTAGAAGCTGCTGTTTTGCCCGGGGTTGCGCCTTTAAATAAACCTTTTGTGGCAAATCTTTCAAGGCTAGTTTCAATTACAGCACCGGTTGCGGCTGCAGCAACATCTCCAACTGTGGCCTGCTCAATTGTTTTCTCGTCGTTCTTTAAACGCTCGTTAAGGATTTCGTTAGTTCGTGCAGCAACATACGCTTTAGGCATTGTTACCGCAGCTACCATGTCAGGCACTGACGTAATAATTCGTTCCGCGATGAAGGGAACTAAATTAAGCGGGTTAGCTGGTATGTCACTAAGTTTGGTGCTTGGCGTGTACCCGATGTCTTTAGCGTAATCTCGTGAACTGTTAGCCCAGTCTTGCATGGAATCAAGGGCTTTGTTTTCTTTTTCAAGACCTTCTTTACCTTGTATGCTTCGACGCGCCATATTAAGCATCCCGAGGAATGGGGTAGCCTTGTTTATAGCTTCGTCAATAACGCCAAAAGGTTTAGCTACTCTTGAGTACGCTTCAACCCCACTAGCGCCTAGTTCAACTGCTCGAGCAGCAGTGCCTTTTAGAGGATTGCTTGTTTCCTCTGGCTCGGCTTTTTTCTTTTTTGCAGGTTCGTCAAACTGATCGAAGAAGTTTCCAGACGGTTCTTTTTCTTTCGCAGTATCAAACTGGTCGAAAAAATTGGCCATCTTATCCCCCTAGAATTCTTGCTGCTAAACCCGGTTGTCTGTATTTTGCATCAAATTCAGCCGCTAAAGAAGGATTTGCTCTTAATGCCTCAATAGCTGATGGGGGCGGCCTAAGTGCGCCACCACCAACTGGCGTATCTGGCGCAACCACTGTTGTGCCTACGTTTTTAGATACATCATTACCTTTTTTCTTACGAATTTCTTCGAGCCTTGTATCAATATCGGCCATAGCCTGTATTGATTTCTCGTCTTTCTTGCCCGCTAAAGTAGAACGTCTGAGCTTGAGCATAGCGCCTTCTTTATCGGCATCTACTAACTTCTCGATGGCAATAGCTCTTTCTTGAGATTTATCGGGGCCGGTGTAGCGAATACCCACGCGGGCTTCGTTGGCTTCGCGATACTGTTGCATAAACGCATCAGCAGCTTCGGGTCCTTGGGTCTTGCGAATCTCAGCCGCTGTAGCCATGACGCGCTCAACCTCACCGGGCTTGTTCTGGCCTTCACGTTGCACCTGATGTCCCTCACGGGCAACGCCAGCTTGGATATTGGCGATCTCAATACCCTTCTGAAGCTCAGCGCCCTTCATATTGACTTCAGCCAACATCTTCTGCGCGTTCTGTCTTTGCGTGTCGTACTTGTCAAACAAAGAAATGGCTTCTTTGGTCTTGCCGTCGTCTCGTGCTTGTTGTGCAGCCGCCAAAGTCATTTCAGACTGACGCAGGGCGCGGTTGGCATCACGCTCTTCCTTTTCAAACTTCTGCATTTCAGAGCCAAATGCCGCGCCCGCCGCAGCAAGACCCGGCACAATGGAGCCAAGGCCCTTGCCTGTAGAGGGCTTAGCTACAACGGCTTGGGCCGCAGCTAATAAGGCGTATCCAAGGTTCTGATCTTTCCTACCAGAGAGTTCTCTACGCTCTTTGGCAATATCTTCAAGGTACGGGGCCATTCGGTCTTCGCCGTACAGTTTATTAACATACTCACGCTGTGAAGTTATGCCTGCCTCACGCTCTCCAATAGACGCGGGTTGTGGAATATTAGAAAATGCTTTCTCTAAGTAGTCAGCGCTTGATGGACGACCACCGGCTGCAAACGCAACAATGCCGCCTTCTGCGTAGTCATCATCAGATGTTGGCATTCCTGCCAACCCACCAGAGGCAGCTTGCATCTCAGGGCTGGGCATAGCGGGCGGGGCTTGCTGAGCTTGCGTCATGACTGGCTGGCCCATCATGCCTGCCAAACCCGCAGATTGATCTGGAGCAACAGCGGCTTCAGCCAACGAGGGCTGTTCACCAGATGGACCACGAGCTTGCTGTGCCATGGCCATGCGGTCAGATTCCTTCAGCAACTGCATAGCGCGAAGGGCGCTGTATGCGTCTATGCTTTGATCTTGTACAGGCTGGCCCATCAGCGCGGCTGCTAACTGTCCGCGGTTGTTCTTATACCTATCAGCAAGTATGGAGGCCTTGTCAATTCCCATGATTATTCCTTAGACCAAGTTGTTCAGGGCTAATGCGCCAAGACCGCCGCCTTTAGACATAGCCACACCGCCGTTGGCCATGCCCGCAAGCTTACTGATACCAGCAGCGCCAAGACCTAACGACATAATGTTCTGCGCCGAGGAAGGAGGAGCCTGATACAAAGCCGAGCCAGTCTGAGTCAGTGGTGCGCCACGGATAATGTCGGACATAAAGCCGAGCTGCTTGTATGGGTAGTTCTGGTAGTTTAAGAAGTCTTGATACTTAGTATCAAGGTCTCTTTGCATCTGCGCTTGCTGCTGCAGGCCATATTGGTTCTGCAGTGCGTTGATGCCCATATTCTGCTGGTACTGAGCGCCACCCAAGTTGCCAAGTGCATTTGCGCCAGTCAGTGCTGTTTGCAGGCCTTGGAGACCCAGACCCGCACCAAACTGACCTTGTTGCGCGTTCAATTGTGCGGCGTTTGCTGTTGCAGCTTGTTCAGCGTTAAACTGACCCATACCTTGTTGATAAGCGGCTTGTTGGCCTTGCGCAAGAATGTCGTTCTTTTGACGAGCTAGGTTACCTGCGGCTTGCGCCCGCATAAGGTAATTACCACTGCCACCAAACGCGTTAGAACGAGCAGCTTGAGCGTTCATTCCTTGTTCGGCAATAGCTGCTTGACGTTGAGCATCCGCTTGTTGGCGTGCAACCACATTAGCCATGTACGGAGACATGTAGCTCTCAGCCATGCCGGGGCTAGTAAACGACTTAGTTTGATACGGGTTGTACGTAAAGCTAGTATTGAGTGCGCCAAGACCCGCTTGTCCAGCCAAAGCAGTTGCATCTTTTAACTGAGGGGAAGTCTGCATCATTGCAGCATTTTCGTACGACTGCATCTGCATAGGCGCAAACTGCGCGGTGCGTTCCCCTTGGTACTGCATGTAGGGGTTAGTAGATGTATCTGTTAACGCCTGCGCTTGACCAAGCACCTGTTGTGCGTAGGGCGCAATCTCCGGTGCAAAACCTATTTGATTTTGCTGGACTTGTGTTGGGTCAGAGTAACCAAGTTTTGGATCGTATGCCATGTCTATTCCTTATGCGGGAAGATATTTTTCGGAGCGGCTATTTTTTGCCACTCTACCTTTGCCGACAGTACCTCGGCGGGCAGATTGGATGCGATCCATCATTGCGTATAGCTTGCGTGCGCCTGCTTCTGTTGAACCGTTACCCAGCTCAGACACAATGCGTGCAGGCACAACAAACTCACCATCTGCAAGGCGGGCAGGGCGTTTGCCGCCAATAGATGCGGGAATGGAGTCAGATACGCCATCACCGGGACCGCGAAGTAAACGGCCACCATCTGAGTAATCACCAAGATTAAACTGCTGAGCCATGCCGCCACGGGCCATAGCAGCTAAACCACCACCGGCTAGTAAGCCACCAGCGGCTTTAAGTGGGCGTTTTTGCGCTTTACCATACCGTTGATAATGTTCCCAAGCGGCAGCGGCAAGGTCATCCTTAGAGCCAAAATTAGCTTTGCCCGCAGTCAACTCATCCATTACGTCTTGGTTAGCTTTTAAGTACGCAGTAGCGTCAAAATTAGCTTTTAAATCCGCGTCCGCTTTTTCGTCTACTTTTGTTTGGTCAATCTTGCCATCTTCGCCGACCAAATCTTTAGCGCCTGTAAACAACTTACTGATTTCGTTAATTGGTCTTTCAGACGCCGCAGCAATCTGCTCGGGTGTTAGATTGTTTGTAGTCGCCCAAGTGTAGAACGCATCAGTGGACGGCTTTTTGTCCATGAACGTTTTGACGTCGGCGTTTGTTAAGTTTAGAGACTTCTTGCCATCTTTGTCGTATGTAGGGATAACGTAGTTAGGATTAACCTTGTACGTCTTTGTTGCGGGGTCAAACAAATACATTTGCTTAGCCGATGCCATGGGTATGCCTAATACTGACGAGGCGTAGGGTTTCATGATCTCGCCAGTTTTTGTATACGGTACAGGATCGTAGTCGGCTTTGCCAGTTAAATAGTCGTAAGATTGCTTAGAACCACCTCTAAGTGGGTACTTGTCTTCAACCGCCTTTAAAGAAGCAAAGGTCGGGGAGGTGTAGCCCAAGCTACCACCGCCTCTTACGTAATCATCACGTACTTGACCCATCCCTAAAGTTAAATCGGGGCGGGTTGTAATTGTGCCGTTAGGGTTAATTGTGGTTATACCTGCACCACTTACACCAACTGGGAGCGCTGTACTAGCTGCCGTAGAAATGCTAGTGGGTGTAGTTACGTTAGTGCTTGTAGTCTGTGTCGCATCAAGATTTTTAACGCATTGTTTTAGCACTGGGTCGTAATGAAATCCAGTTGGGCATTGTGTTTCCTGTGTAATTATTGTTGTATCAGGCACACAGGTTTTGCCGTCTATGCTTTTCTTGTATCCGGGACCGCATACTACGTCACCTACTACTGTTTTAGGTGTAAACAGGCTGGCAAAATCTTTGCCTGTTGCGGATTTAATATCTTTGTCGCTAACACCAACACGCCCCATTTCACCCCGTGCGAGGGCTTGCGCGTCGGCTACAGACAACGTCCCCGCGTTAATTTTGTCTTGTAATGCTTTTGCAGAATAGTTGATATTGGCGTACAAACCTTCTAAACCGCCTTTGTCGCCGGGTAAAGCGCCTGCGGTGTAGCCAATTTTGTTATAGAAATCAATTGGTTTTCCACTAGCGTCTAACGCTCCGGCAGCATCATTTAATGTATGGGTAGACGCATATTGACCAGCAGCGGATAGGCCGGAACCCGACAAAGCGGTAGCAAGATTTTTATCTCGCAAACCAACATCTGTAGTTGCCGCTAAGAATTCAGTAGCATCTGTAGTTGGTGTATTTACTGCTTGTGCAAAGCGTCTTTCGTAGTCTGCTAGTTGATTTTGCGTACCTGTAGCCTTTGCAACATCTGCAAGGCTGTAGTTTCTATCTTGTAAGGCTTGAGCAACAGCCGCATCGTTACCTGACTTTAAAAGCGCTTGAGTTGCGGGATCTGCAAAGTATTTATAGATCTCATTGTTCATATCTAGACCCACCCCGCCAGTGATGCCCCCACCGGGTGCTCCGCCAATAGCATAACCGGGTACGCCGCCTTCAGCCATACGAACAACGGGCTCACTGCGCTGTGCAAAATCGTACATGCCACCTTGCGCCATACCGTTTTGTCTGGGAACATCGTCGCCGTCACCATAGCCCGCTATACCACCAGCGGCCATACCCATCAAGCCACCTTCAGCCGCTCTAGTTGGCGTAGCTTGGTAAGGGTTTCCAGCGGTATATGTGCCGCTGTACGGGTCAAAGGTATAAGGGCGGATCATGCCTGTAGTTGTCTTGGGCATATTGTTTTCAGCGCTTTCCCCAGCAAGAATGGCTGGACCAAGGGCGTACATCAAAGGCTTGGCGTTGGCCTTGAGGTATTTCATTGGGCTATCTTTAACGACGTCAGCTCCAGCGGATAGTCTTTCAAGCGGCGTTGAAGCGGCTAATTTTTCTTCAATAGCTCTTTGGGCAATTTGATCTGCTTCAGCGGTAAGCGCCGCCTCTCCGGTAAGGCCAGCAGCTTTTAAAGCTTCGCCACCAACTTCAGAAGATATTGCCCCTGTCCCAGCAGCAGCTAAATTAGCGCCTAAACTAGCGCCACCATACGCGCCGAGACCCGCACTAATGCCTTTACCAATATCGCCTGTGCGTAATGCTTGTGCGCCGCCTACAGCGATACCTGTACCAACTGCGGCACTAGTGCCCAAAGCGCCGCCAATAGCGGTGCCCACGCCGGGGGCAAAAGTATTGAGTGCAAAACCAATAATGGTCGGCAACAACTTATCTAAGAAGCCAGCTTCAGGGAGACCAGTTTCTGGGTTAATAGTAAGGGAGCCGCCATGGTTCTCGGCCAACGCTTGTAGTCCCTGCACTTCACGTGGGGACATGTGGATAAGCATCGAGTCAGGGCCACGACCCTTAGATGCCATGTGGTCGGCTAGTACAGCAAGGCTCATAGTTGCCTCTCAAAATGGGGGTTGTTTGATAATATCATGTTGGCAGTGCAGACACAAATGAAAGTGTAGCTACAACGGATTGAGTAGACGGTTTAGTGGGTGTACCAGAAGCGGCAAGATGTTGAATAGTCACAGCAGCATTAGGCACAGACCAGTAAATCTCAACGTGGTCATTGGCCTTCATAGTCAGAAAATAGTTCCAGCCAACAATTGAGTGCCCATCCGTACCTCCGTGACTTCCCGGAATAGATACAAAACCAGTTGAACCCGGTATGTCTACCTCGTTTTGACGCAACCAAATATAGACATCTTGGACGTTACTGTTTGTGTTTGCAAACTGCGTACTAAACTGCAAGTTGTAAATGCCCGCGTATTCCACAGTAATCTTAGATGTATTGATACTCACACCATTAGAAAAATCTGTGGTGTTTAACGTCATCAACGTAGCTGTATTAGCTGTCGTTGTTTGGTCTTGGTCACTAGAAAACGCCCCGTACGGAAATGCTAAATACCTGCCACCGGCATTACCTGTAATCTCTGTGAGCGCGTTCTGTAATTGGTTAAAGTACAGACGCAGAACGTTTGTAAACTGATCCTGATACCGGCGCTCGTACTGATCCGTACCCAACGGCAAGTTGGGTGGTGCGGGGTTAATGATCCTGTTTTGTGTTGTCATTAACGTCTGCCGTCAGGACGAATATCTATACGAGGAGCGCCCAACTGCCAGCAGGTGTTGATCTGGTTTGAGCTAATCTTAAAGATCAGTTGGCGACCACGCATGCGCGTGTAAATCTGCCCTGTGAACTGCTCTGTAATAACGTATGTGTTACTTTTAGCCACAGGTTGTGAAGCTGTACTTGTAACGCCAGAGCCTGAGTTAGCCAGACCATACAAAGTCATTGACACCGACGGCAAAGCGCCAGCGGGAGTGCTTGTTGCGTTCTCAAAGGTCAGGTCAGGAAGGACACGCCACACAAAACCAAAGTTATGGCCGTCACCAATATCAAACTCAGACGAGCTAATGTAAGCATCAATTGCAACAGGGGTGCCGGTCGTATCATCGTTCAGCCCTGTTTCATGATTAATCAAGTTGCCTGTAAGCGTATTGGAAAAATAGTTGGCCGCAATCGGGTATGGCTGCAAGCCAGAATCTAACCAAGCAGTACGTGACATAGTGCCGTAGTACCATATTTTTTCAAGGTAGTTATAGATAACGTACCTGTCAATGTTTGTGCTGTTAGCCGAGCAATAGAACCACCAGACCTCATTGAAGCCCTCGTTTGTGCCAGCAAACACTTGCAGTGATTGTTCTTGGTTTATATCACTGAATATATAACGGCGCAGGTCACAGTTAAGCGTCTGCACACGGCCATCGTAGGAGTAAAACTTGTCTACGCCCATCCAGTACACGATACCGGAAGCGATCACAGCGGCGTTGGGGCCCTGAATTGAAATGTTGTCGCCAAGCAACTGCGGTGCCCATACGTACGGGGGGCCAAGGTACTGAAGTGAATAAATACTGGAGTCGGTAAATACTGTAATTTCTTGGCGGGTCTGTACTGTAGCCACAATTTCAGACCCGTGAGACAGTCGAGTAAACCCTGCTTGATTGGTTGGGTCTGGCGTCCAGTTGTAAATATCGTCTTGCGCTGACCACCGGATCAGCATGGGGTCAAGCGTTGCACTGCCATAGTCGTTGCAGCCAAACACAAGGACAAAACGAGAAGAGTCCGACACCACTATGCTGTTCTGGGCAGTTGGTACGTCAACAATCAAAGATACATATACCCCCGTGCCCGTGGAGGAGGTATTGACCGGATTGCCTGCGTTGTCCAAAAGCTTAAATGTTACACCGCTTACTTCAAAGACATAGTACGTTGTTGCCGCAGATATGCCAGTAGGGAGTGCCGTAGTAGCCGCAAACTGAAGCGCAGCGCCTTCTGTAAACGCAATGTTTGATGTTGAGGTAACAACTGTGGGAGAGGCGCTGGTAAACGACACATTGCCCCCTAGCGTATTGAGGTTTACGCCCCGAGTACCAACACCGGTTGATGCGTTCCAATAATAGATACCACCCCCACGAGGGCCGTACACTAAATCTTCGCCATAGTTGTTCTGATTCCACAAGCGCAAAGCTGATGTAGATGTACCACCAAAACCCCATGTAGTGCCTGATTGTCCCCAAGTGCCAGCGCCCCAGCCAGTTAGCGGAACAGGAGTAGCTGGGCCAACGTTGACCTGATACGCGGCAGTTACCGTGCCGCCGCCCGGCCCTGCTGTAGACGTTGCCTGTGAAGCGGCCGTGATGTTGTACGTATTATCCGTAAGAACCGTGACTTGGAACTCACCATTTAGCGTCAAACCACCAACGGCTGTAGCGCCAGAAAACGTAACAAAATCCCCTGTTACACACCCATGCGAAGCGTCTGTAACTAGAACGGTTGTTGAATTAAGTGTTGTATTAAAAGGGTTGGTAAGAGTAACTGTTTCCCGAATAGGAGTAACGTCGTAGAAGAGACCGCCTTGAGAAATATAAAACTTAAGGTTTGTACCAATTCCAACTACATTTGTGCCGTCAAGCAATACCCAATTCCACAACGAGCGGCAGACGCCCAGATAGTTAGACGCAGAGAATGGCTCCCAACCGCCAATTACTTCGGGATTACCCTGACGAAAGCGTACCTTGTCGGCCTCATACCAACCGCCCTCGGTGGTGTATCGCGTGTTCTCTTTATTCACGCCCGGCTTAAACAGGATTTTTTGTAATGGCATGGGCAGTCCTAGGATAGAAACAGTGCTTTTTCAGCGTCCCTGCGCTTTTTTAGCCCTAGGAGAATTTTACCCCCTGCCATGCAGTACAGCAAGAGGGCATCGGCTGCGCCTTCCCAATCACCACGGTTAATTTTCATCCGAATAGAAGAACGCTGAAAAGCCCCCACTCCGGCGTTGAAGGCAAAGCTGACACACGCGTCAAAAGCGCCTTGACGACCAGATAAAGCGGGAGCAAGTCGTAGAACACCACGTTCAGTAGGGACGACATCATCTGTGAATAATTTCTCGATCTCTTCTTTAGTCCAGACACGATTGTCCTCCGGCTTTAATGGCATCTCTTTGCGGATCATCCCTGCGTAATCGTTTACACGCACAACGGGTAGTTTAATCTGGTCTTGGTACAGCACATGACCATAACCAATTGTCCAGATATGGGCTGGGCAAAGGTACGGCTTAGTCCTGTACCCCTCCCACTGGTGCATCAAATCAGCGCCAGCTTTGCCCAGTTTCATTTCTTGCTCCAGCTACGTGAGCCAAACCAGAAACCAATGATGCCTCCAAGCATTGCCATCTCATCTGTGCTGAACAGAATATCAGTCAAACGAACCAAGTCATCCATGCTTGTAACCAAAGCGGGGCGGCTGTAGATGTAGTAAGCCATCCAAGCATTGATAGCGCAGAGTTCCAGTACAAAGATGTAAGTGACCATCGGGCGCACAGTGCCTACAAAGTTGACCACCCAACGGCTGGCCTCTTCCATGATCTTCTTATCGTGGTCATAGGCCGCTACAGTCATCTGCGCGTCTGTTTCCATAGCAATCTGGTCGGTGCGAATCTCTTCTATCTGGGCTTGGGCAGCATAGCCTTGAGCCAGCATTTGAAGCTGTAACTCCATCTGGACACGGGCAAGGGCTAACTCATGCTTCTGGTCAGCCTTGTTCTGAAAGAAGTCAAGTAGCTTGGGTAAGCCTGATATGAGCAGACCGCCAAGGGTTGATATGAGTGAAAGCATTGTTAGTCCTTACAAGTTTTTGATTTGTCGTCATTTTGCATGAGTTTGATACCAGACAGGAACCCAATCATGCCGCCGATAAGAGTAGAAAAAGCGGGTGAAATCATTTTGAAAATTTCTGCGTTGTCCACTTCCTTGGCCCACAGACCCAACATAAAGCTGACCACCATAGCCAACACGGAGATACATAGGGTTGTGCTTACCATGAGCGTAACCCACAGCGTCAGCTTCTCCTTTGTTTCTATCTGAGGTTTCTTGACCTGTCTGGATATTGGCTTTCTGGTCATACAAGTTTGTCAATCTCGCGTTTAAGGTTTGTGATGTCAATGTTTATCGTAATCTGCCGCATCCTGTATTCATAAATCTCGTACTCGTACTGATGGAACTTCTTTACCTGTTGCGCTATTTGTGTGTTTAAAGCACGTTCAGCGTCAAGTCTTTCCACCCGTTTTGCAAACGCTTCTGTCTGCACACTGGTTTGGGGCTGGACAATCGGATACCACTTGTCGTAGCTGATCTTCATTTCTTCTCTCGCTCAAGTGCATCTTTGTATCCATGAATGACTTTAGTTCTGAGTTCTGCCGAATCTGCCGCGCCAGCCCACTCTGACAAATTGTTCCACATCACCACATAATCTTGAGATCGACAGTGCTGTGCATTGTTTGTTAGCCACATTGACATTTGCTGATGGCGCTCGGATGGGTTGTGTATTGTCCAAGCAATTGACCAGAACTCGCGCACATGGCAGCCATTCTTGGCTACGGCTCCAACTAGCCCCAACAGCAGTAACAGTATGAGCCAACGCATTCATCACACCAAAGTCCATGCAATTATGTACGTGCCATAGATAACGAAGGCCACTATACAGGCCGCCGCAATAAATGCTTCAGCCCAGTCCCACATGATTACTCCGCAGGGTTAGTTGGTACATCTTCATCAACAGGAAATGTGATGTCAATGTAAATATCTTCTACCCAGTAAACGTCAACGTAGTCCCACATGATTATGCGTTCAGTGCATCCAAACGACTCCATGCCCAGTCGGTAGCGGCTGAAGGATTGAAAGGAATAGTAGCGTCTGGATTGTTAGGTTGTGCTGGGTCAGGCTGTGTCCAGTTTGCACCTACTGTTGTCAAATACGCCAACAGGTCAGCTTTAGTTGGAATAGCTTCAGCGTCACCAATGTCGTCGGTTTCAGAGATGCCAACCATGACCATGTCACGGGGGCTAGGGGTGCTGGGGTCAGCAACTACAAACACACCACCAACGCCTTCAGCGTGTAGGCAGAGGAATGTAGGGACTGTGCCGTCAGCGGCTAAACGATACTTCATCATGCGATGTGCCATTTTCATGCTCCTTGGGCGTACTGCCCGCTAAATAAATATGCGCCAAAATGTCCAAGTTCGCACCAAGGTGCGGCCCAGACGGTTCCACCATGCTCACGGTACAAGTGGCAGAAGTTGTAGTCCTCAGACAGAAGCTCGTGATCGTAGTTCTGTACCTTGAAGTAGTCGTACACCTTCTCGCCTTTGGGGATGGTTACACCCCCGTTGTCATACCAGCCCACATGAGGCTGTAGTTTCTCAAAAACATCCCGGCGGATCAACATAAATCCTGTGCCAATATGCTTTACTTGAAACGGCAAGTCTGGGCTAATCATCTCGTGACCGTCCAGCTTGTTTAAATTAAAAATGCCAGTAAGCTTGTGCAGGGCAGGATGGTTCAAAACAGCGCCCTGACGTACCTTGTCCCAGTTAATTCCCTTCATCGGAACTGGGCCACCCACAATACCTTTATCAGCTTTAATCATTCGGGCAATGTCGTTTGCCACAAACTTCTGGTCAGCGTCAATAAAAATTAGGTGGGTTGCATCCTGTATCTGCATGAAGTGGTGCGCGATGGTGTTTCTGCCACGTTGCACCAGACTCTCATTCCCAAGGAATATGCACGTTAGCTTGATGTTGTTCATCAGGCAGGCTTCCTTGAGCGCCAGCAGGGACTCCGTGTACTCAGTACACATCATCCCCCCGAAACACGGTGTGCCGACGACTAGGTGCATTATTTGTTTTCCAACTGTGGTGTGTTGGTCAAAGACGTAGGATCAAACACAGAAAAACCTCGACGTGCGGCAAACGTCTCAGGGTCTTTCTCCCACTTGTCAGCACAAGCCTCAAGCCAGCGCATGGTCATCTCATGTGTCGGGGCGTTGCCGTTGGAGATAAGCTGGTTCTCCATGTTCAAGTAGGCAAACACTTCTGCCTGCGCTTGAGCGGCGTTGATACCCAAGTCAAACAAATAGATTAGATTACCTTCGTCAATCATGCCATTGCGTGAACGTGCAGCATTTAGGGCTTGCTTCATACAGGTCATGATGTGATAGCGAGACTCTTCCTTCTCGTAGTCTTCTTCGGTGATCTCGTTCTTGCCAACAGCTTCCAGCAACTGAGCGTGTTGGTTTACCATAAAGTTCATCTTACGAATAGCGCCGTTGACTGCGTTTTGTGTGCCGTCAAGGTGTGAGCCTAGTTCAAGAATCTCGATCTCAAGCATCTCGCGGTCAAGTGCGTCAGTGCAAGCATCTAGTTCAGCTTGCTTCTTTTTCATCTCAACCTGCTTCTTACGCATATTGATGTAGGCTTCTTGAAGGGCTGCGCGGGTACGATCAATTTCAGCAAGTGTATGTTTTATGCTACGGATTGGGGTGATGGCAGTAACGTCCAAGGTCACTTGCATGAACTGCGAATGGCTCTTGTGAAAGTTGCTGGTGTCACGCACCACCGCTGGCATCTTAGCGTCAATGTTGCTCAACATGACGTTGTACTCAGGCTTTACAGTGGTTAAAGCCGTATTGATGTTGCTGATGATTAGGTCGTTCAATTTTTGTCCTTGGTTGTAACTGGGAGTTACATCATAAACCACCGTGGGCGTTGGAACAACCAGCAATGCCTGTAGTTGTTGTTACTAAGTCGCCAAAGTCTGTGGCGTTACCCGTAGATGCAATTGTGATGGTACAAATAACGTTGGTATTGTCAGGGTTAGAGTAGCCACCAGCAAATGTAGCAATGGTTGACGATGCCGCCGCTCCGGGGAAATATTGGTTGACAGTTAAATCACCAAAATCTGTAGCGTTTCCAGTAGAGGCAATAGTAATGTATTGAATTACATTTGTTGGCCCCGACCCACCAGAAAGCCCATTATCACCACCACCAAATACACCGCGTGTGGAATTAGAACAGCCAGCAAAACCATTCCGGTTCAAAGTTAAAAGATCACCGAAGTCCGTGGCATTGCCTGTGGTAGCAATTGTGATGTACTCCATGACGTTTACATTAGAAGTAGTCCCAGCGTTAAAACCAAATCCAAAAACGCCACGTGTTGTAGAAGCACAAGCCCCGCCCCGATTTAGAGCTAACGTTAAATTACCAAAGCTTGTAGCGTTACCAGTGGTTGCAATCGTTACGTAATCTATACTGCTGACCGCAGAAGACCCGTTAAAGCCAAGGGCGTTTACACCGCGAGTTTCGTTTGATAAAGCCGCGCCGTAGTAACAGGTTGCTGTTGTATCACCAAAATCCGTAGGCGCACCTAAACTGGCAAAAGTTATATAGCTAATAACGTTAGATGCGGTTGAAGTTGCGTAGTTGTAGCCGCCAACAAACAAACCTCTTGTAGAGCTTGAACAAGCCGATGGGTATGTTATGTTGCTAAAAAGACAGCTAAACCAAACAGAGTTTCCTGTTGAGGCAAGGTTTATTGCCTCTAGCGCACCGCCACTTAAATAACCACCACCAAACACAGCAATGGTTCCAGTTGGGGTAGCAACGGGCTGGACAGCGGCGGCTCCTGAAGAACAAGCGTTTACACTCCAACGAGCTAAAGTCAAATCACCAAAGTCGGTTGCATTTCCTGTTGAGGCTATGGTTACGTAGTCAATAACGTTTGACGCTCCCGGAGAAAGCGAACCGCCACCCCATACGCCTCTAGTTGATGACGCGCACGAAGTAAGTAAATTTCTAGCAACTGTTAAATCGCCAAAATCCAATGCGTTACCAGTTGTGGCTATAGTTATATATGCAATGACGTTTGTATTTGTACCCGTGCTTCCCCCGCCAACCAAACCTCGGGTGCTAGATGCACACCCCGCTGGAGAATCTAATGCTAAAGTCAAATCGCCAAAGTCGGTTGAATTTCCAGTAGATGCAATGGTGACATATTGAATTACGTTTTGAGGCGTACCTGTTGATCCTCCAGCAAATACTCCTCTGGTATCAGACGCAAGCCCGGCAGGTTCAACTATTCCAGCAAGTAAATCACCAAAATCAACAGCGTTGCCAGTAGACGCAATAGTGACGTATTGAATTATGTTTAAATATCCCGCATCATAACCGCCAGCAAATAAAGCTCTTACGCTGTTAGAAAGGCCTGAAAAATTATCAAGAGCGTTTATTAAATCACCAAAGTCCACGGCATTTCCAGCCGATGCAATTGTTACATACTGAATTACGTTTGTTTTTCCAACAGCGTTTTCACCACCGGCAAATAAACCCCTTGTACTAGAACTTGCAGAGGCGGTTCCTTTACGCGCTTGTAATAAATCGCCAAAATCTACTGCGTTTCCTACAGATGAGATGTTAATTTTATCAATAATATTTGTAAAACTTGCACCTGTATACCCACCACCAAACAACCCAACAGGCGCGGCATTACCAGCCGTGGGCCACAACCCTTGTTGATTCCAAAAGGCTACTTGAGCCAGCGTCCACACACCGGGAGCCGCTCCGTCCTCAAACGGCCCAGCAGGAGCAACGGGTACGGGTCTGATGATGCCCGCGTTCCATGATGAGATTGCCATTTTTATAGACCCCCGTGTCCGTTTGAGCAACCCGCAAGGCCGCCGTTGGCTACTGTTAAGTTACCAAATGTTGTGGCGTTTCCGGTAGTTGAGATGGTTACATATTGAATGGTTGTAACATCCGCACTAGCACTGTTTTGACCGCCAGCAAACACGCCACGAGTAGATGATGAGCAAGCACCAACTTGTGTTAACGCTACAGTTAAATCACCAAAATCGGTAGCATTTCCTGTAGAAGCAATGGTGATGTACTGAATGACATTTGTCCTGTCAGTGTCTCTGCCACCGCCAAAAATGCCTCTAGTGCTGGAAGAACACCCCACAGGGAAAACAGGGGCATTTAGCAAATCTCCAAAATCCGTAGCATTACCCGTGCTGGCAATTGTCACATAGCCAATAATGTTTGTACCCGCACTACCGCTTCCAGTAGGCGACCCGCCCGCAAAAATTCCTCTTGTGCTAGATGCGCAAGAAGCAGGCCCCCACGAAATAGTTGTCATATCGCCAAAATCTGTAGCGTTACCTGTACTGGCAATCGTAATGTACCCAATAACATTTTGTAAATCTTCTGGAGAGCCGCCAAAACCACCAGCAAATAAACCTCGTGTGGAATTACTACATCCAGTAACACCATATACGTTTACAGTTAAATCGCCAAAATCAGTTGCGTTTCCCAGAGTTGCAAATGTTACATATTGAATAACGTTTGAATAAGTGCTATCTATACCACCAGCCCACACACCTCTTGTGCTTGAAGAACACGCGCCCAAATTTGCATTGCCAACTAATAAATCGCCAAAATCAGTAGCGTTTCCAGTAGTTTCAATAGTAATTTGATCTATTACGTTGCGGCCTGTTGCAAATCCACCACCAAAAAGTCCGGTCGTAAGAGTAACGCTAGGCCAATTATTTGACCCAATAGCCTGCATCACAGCAGGGAGTGTCCATACGCCACTATACGAAGGCATGATGTTCTCCTGACGTTTGTTTTATGTTTTGGAGGTCACCTGAATAACTTGGCATTAGAGACCTCCGTGAGCGTTAGAGCAGGCAGTTAATGCTTTGTTGGTGGTTATTAAATCACCGAAATCTGTTGCGTTACCCGTGGATGCAATTGTGATGTATTGAATAACATTCTGGCTGGCAAGTACATTTCCACCGCCAAACACACCTCTTACAGAACTGCTTGTGGCAGATGTCTCCCACACCCCAACGACCAAATCCCCAAAATCCGTTGCATTGCCTGCGGATGCAATAGTTACATATTCAATAGTATTAACGCCTTTAGTTGAAGAGCTTTCTCCCCCGCCAACAATTCCCCGTGTTGCGGATGAACACGAAGCTGGGGTTCCGTCTACAGCAACGGCTATATCCCCAAAATCTGTTCCATTACCTGTTGTGGCAATCGTCATAAATTCAATACTATTTTGCTTTATTCCTCCGGAATTTCTACCAGCATAAAACAGCATGCGTGTACTATTAGCTGAACCAGCTTGCTGTAACCTCGCTGTTATTAACTCACCAAAAGAAACAGAGTTACCTGTAGACGCAATAGTGATGTATTGGACATTATTATTGCTGTTACTTGCTGATCCAAATAAACCGCGAGTTGAGTTTGAGCCACCTGCAAAACTTGCCATATCAGCGTTTAAGTCGCCAAAGTCTGTAGCGTTACCAGCAGAAGAAATAGTAACGTAGTCAATTACATTGCCTTGACCCCCAGCAAACACGCCTCGTGTGCTGGAACTGCACGCGGCCAAGCCACTTCTTGCAACAGTCAGATCACCAAAGTCTGTGGCGTTTCCTGTACTAGTGATTGTAATGAACTGTATAACATTGGTATTGGAAGGCGTAGAACCACCAGCAAATAACCCAGTTGGAGCCGCAGGCGATACGCTATTGCTTGACGCACTGTATGCGCTAGGGCCATAAGTGTTGGTAGCCCACACAGCAAATGTATAAGCCGTGCCGTTGGTCAATCCTGTGACCGTTACAGGGGAAGATGCCGCAGAACCAATGACTCCACCGGGCGTTGAAATAGCTGAGTAAGACGAGATTGCTGAACCGCCCACATTAGACGGCGCAGTAAAAGTAATGGACGCTTGTGAGTCACCACCCGTAGCCGTCCCAATGGTTGGCGCATTAGGATTGTTCAGCGGATCATAAAATGCTGAGATAAACCCAGCAGGAGGACGTAGTGGCATGATGCCCCCCTTTTATGGTGTGATGGTTTCGTAGCTTACTGTGAAAGTCAACTTACTTGCTGTACCGCTGGTAGCCCACAATGTGCTTGCCTCACCAGACACGCTGGTATCGAGCAAATACAACATCGTAGTCTTGTCGAGCATAATCAGAGTAGCGTCGGCTGGCACAGAGATCGTGGAGCCAAGAGCGCGGTAAGTTGTTCCATCAGCCAAGCGCAACTCAATGGTTGCGTCATACGCGGCTGCGCCATCAATGTTGGCCACAGTAATCTGGTTGATCTTTTGCGCAGAGCCTGTGGCTGGCGCGGTCACCAAAGCGTTACGTGAAGTATCCGCAGGGGTGATAGAAACTGTGTGGGGCGTTGCTGTTGTGCAAGCGAGAATATTTGGTGCAGCCATGATTGCTCCTTAGATGCTGTATAACATTGCGATTGATGTGACCTGTGCTCTGGTTAAACCAGAAGCACCGAAAGATAGAACGCCTGTGCCGTCTGTCACGAGTGCTTGGCCAGCCGAGCCGTCTACACCGGGTAGTGTAAACGTTACATTAGTAGCAACCGTGCCGGGAGCTTGAAGTGCTACATACTGACCGCCTGTTGTATCTTCAAAGCGAACATCGCCTTGTGCAGTGACGTTAACCTGCGTGGCTACAACTGTGCTTGGTGTAGTTGCACCAACAGAACCATTCAAGGGGCCAGATAAACCTGCCGCAGTTAAGATAGTGCCGTCAAATGTCAGGTTGGCAGAGCCTGCCAAGTTACCAGAACTGTTGAACTGAACCTGTGTATCAGAGCCGCCAGCCGATGCGCCTACGCGCACGTAGTCTGTACCGTTGAACGCCACCAAAGCTTTGTCGCCTACGGCAATCGTGACACCTGTTTGGCCACTTGCTTTGATTGTGACTGAACCACCTGTAGCGTTGTTAAGCACCACATAGGTTTTGCTATAACTAGCGCCGCTTGGAGCCGTGATAACTTTTGTCGTGGTCAGTGTACCGGTGACTTTGATAATCGCGTACTGCGCGGTAGTAGAGCCAATGTTTGTAGCAGAGGCGCTGCCTATGGTATTTGCAAGAGTAACCGCCCCGTCGCCATTAAGTGTTAATGTACCGGCAATAGCGATGTCTGTGTATTCGGTAATACCGTTATTAACAGTGTTACCCCACGTACCCGAGAGCGTGCCTTGCGTTGGGGTTACTAAACTTAGATTGCTTGTTTCCGCTGCCATGTTCGTTCCTTACGAAGTATTTATATTCTGCCAAACTGTTGACTGTTTGTCATCAATTAATTTCCAGTAAACAGCCACTACATTTCCAACACTGCCTGTTGCCCCGTTGCCCGTCAAACCAAACGTCCTAGGCGTGCCCATTGTTCCTACGGCACCTGTTGAACCTATGCCAGACAATCCAACCGCTATTCCGTAGGTTACGGTTCCAACAGAAGCCACCGCTTGGTTAGAGTTTAGCGGCACAATCGGCCCACCAACCAAACCTTGCGCAGTGTTACCTGTTATTCCTAACGTACTTGTAGGTACAACAGTACCTACATCCCCAATTGCCCCAATACCCGTCAGCGCTTTAGTAGCCGCGTTTACTACAGACCCAACTTCACCAGAAGCTGCTACCCCTGTTAACGCAAATGACAGGCCACCGGTTGAAATACTACCAACCTCGCCCGTAGCGCCTACGCCAGTAATCCCAAACCCGTAACCAAACCCTACGTTAGTGCCGCCCCAAACTCCACTACCCCAAGCATCACCACCCCAAGGGGTACCATTTAAACCTGTCGCACTGACTCCCGTAAGCGCCAAACTAACGTCGTTAGTACCCCACGCGCCGTCGCCCCATGCTTCGGAACCCCATGCGACAGACATATACTACCTTTAAGATGTAGCGATACGCAACAACGCAGCAGCAGTGGTATTGGAAGGCATAGTCAATGTAAATGTACCGGCGGTAATTGTCTGTGAACCGAAGGTGTGTACGCTGACAGCCTTATTACTCTGAGTAGAGTTATAAATCAATACTGAATCAAACGCCGTTGTCAAAGTTACGGTTGTGTATGTAATTGAAGCCGTAGGCGTCGTAAATGCGGTGCCAGCGGTTACAGAGCTATTAGTAGCTGTTGGAGCATTCCATGCGGGAGAACCTGTAATAGTGACTCCGCCTGCTGTATAGCCAGTACCAGACACTTCGTTAGAAGCGCTGTACGCTGTAGTACTTGCGTTTACTGTAGCGGAAGTTAAATACAGAGCCGCTTTAAAAACGTCGGGGGTTGTAACTGCGCGAATAGGGGCAGTTCCAAAATTGTGAGTGGCAGTAAGAATTTCGCCTAGGAACGAAGTGCACATTGCTTGTGTATTTGCCATGATGTTTCCTTATGTAAGAGATGCTGCTTCAGCAGCAATTGGGGGCGCTTGCTTTAGAGCGACATGGGCCGACCGATGCACCAACTCGCCGTCCAACCAATACTCCACCCATGTGGTTGTTTCGTTGTCATTATCCAATGAACCTTCACGCTTTTCAAGCAATGATTCGTCCATCTCACCTTTGGTTGTGGTAATCAATTTGAACTCCTAATTAACGAAGTGGTTGGGCCATTTACCGGCATTGTGATTGTAAACGTAGTCGTAGATGTTTTGTCTGAACCAAAGTCCAGTACAGCTATAGATGGCTTACCGGCAACGGTATCGTTGTAAATCAACGCGCATCTTGCGGTGATTGCGCCTGTCCAAGAAATGTTTGGAAAGCCCACGTAAGCTGTGTACCCAGAAGACGACACTGTGATGGGTGTTAACTGCGCCCCACCAAGCGAATATGTACCGGTAGCGGGCACTTCATTAGTCGAACTGTACACAGTCGTGTTTTCATTTAAATCTGCAGAAGCTGTATACAGTGCAATCTTAATTACGTCAGTCGTCAGGTCATGAATACCTTGATACAACTGCGCTTTAAAGCTGGTGGTCTGGGTTTGAACAATAGCCATCAGGTCACCGCCTGTCTATATTGACCAGAACGATAAGCATCCTGACGCTCCATACCATCGCCCAGACGTTTAGCCAATGCAAGCGCTTCTTGGTATTTGCCGTTATAAAGCGCCATCATGTCTTGCTCACCCTTCATGTAAGTGTAAGCCTCAACCAAAGAGCCGTACAACAGCACAGAATCAAAATTGTCACCCAACCATGTCTGGCCATCTGCGGCCACTGTAATGGACTCGGGGTAGTAATAATAGTGCAGCTCAACACCGTAGCTTGCATCGGCTGTCGGGCCAATTATGAACGAAAGCTCGTCATAGATTGTAGAACTTAATACCGTTGGGCCAAACAGCGCGTAGTACTTAGGCGTACCTTTATCTGTTGGTTGTGGGTATGCTTGACGAATAAAGTTAACATCTTTGTTAAGCAAATACTCATAGTTGCCATTACCGTCAATGACCGCCATTGAATACACCGCCAAGAAGTCAAGGGGGCAATCTAAATACTTTGTGTTTATTGCAATGGTGCTTGTCACGTTCTTGCGGATAGACGGGAACTGAACCGAGTTATAAATACGCTGCTCAGCCTGCGTAACGAACACAGGAATATTAGCCACGAAATCTGCTTCCGTGTTCTCCGTGTACGCCTGAATAGCAGCGCTGAGTGCGGCGTAATTCATGCCATCGGGCCCCGTGCCATCAAGCCTTTAGTCGCTGCACCTGTGCCGCGAACTTTGATGCCTGAAGTTTTAGTTTCATTCTGGCCGTTGTTGTAGTTACCAACACTCATCTTCATGGTGCTGAGGCTACTAATGCTGGAATCTTTGCCGGGGTTAGTCGACATTACCAGAGGCTTACCATTCATTTTGTGCGGTGCAGCATAAGTAGCGGCGTCGCCAACTTCTTTACCCATAACTTTTTTGCTAAATTTGGCCATGTTATTTCCCCTGATTTGCAGCGCGAGACAGGTTACGTCCTAAACGCATGCGGTCGTCGGTTGTAGGGCCACCAGCTTTAAGCTTTGTGGGCTTCTTGCCGGGGTGCATATTCTTCTCGTGCTTACCGACAGCAGACTTAATCATCTTCTTGTCTTGAGCTAAATCTTTCTTGTCCATACTAGACTCCTTTAAGTAACTGTTACCGTAACTGTACCAACAAATGCCGTTGCCACCAAGTAGTTTGGTGTTAACTCTGTATCAAAATTACTAGCCCCGCCTACAGGTGCCCAGCCCCACTGGATGTCTCGTGAACCACCAGTCGGGTTGCCAGCAGTGTTTATGCCCGCTGCAATATAAGTTGAATCATTACGAGGATTACGCACAGCTTGTGGGTCATCCACTGGATACATACCTAATTGCAACTGCGGCTGATCGGGATCCCAACACTCAGGGCAAACCAACAAGTCGTAGTTCTTTGTCTTGATGATCTCTTTACGAAGCAATTTTAATTTGTACTGCTGGCCACAGCGATCGCACATGGCGATACTGTTCTTACCAGAAGCAAACCTATTGCCCATTAAGTGCCACCACCAATAAACTGTTGTCTAGGTACAAAGCGAATGGCCGCCTTCTCGCGGTCTTCGGTTGCAGCCAATTCCCAAGCATCGTCATACTGCTGTTTCAATACCGGCAAACGCTCAGCGCCACCAGCAATCTTCAACGCCAAATAGTACGCAAGGCCAGCGGCCAAGCAAGGGATAAATCTAAACGGCACGTCCATCACGTTCACACCACCACCCGCGTCTTGCGTGCGGCGTAAGCGCCAGTAAACAAACGTGTACTGCTGTGAGCCATCAGGGGTTGGCCAAACTGTAATAGCTGGAACCTGCGCCCAGTACACAGCGGCGGCAGCGGTATGACCCACAGCAATCGTATCTTGCTGACCACGGGAGCAGTTAAACAGTGTGCCGGACTTGGCGTTTGTGTTCTGCGTGATGTAGCCGTAGTTGATGATCTCATCATCAATCTTAATGAAACCAGTTGCTGGCAAGCCTGTTACATCGTTCAACACAACTGATGTGCTAGTAGCCGTAATCGTCGTTGTAAGCGTTGCGGCAATAGGGGAGTTCTGGCCGTTATACCGCTGAATCCAGACTTGGATTGGTCTGGCTTGCTGAATCTTGTTGGGGATCGTAGCGTACGTAGAAACACTAATACGCGTGATTGTTAAGTCAGCCTGTGTATTAGCTGCATTAGGTTGCGTACGGATAACGTGCTCAATCAGATCAACTGTATTGTCTGGTAAAGCGTATGTATTCTGGCCCTGAACGAGAGTGATCTCACCCTGCTCAATAGTCCACATATTGATGCCGCGATTGGCCCAATCTGCAAACATGATGTTCAAACTACGACGAGCAGTGCGTAAGTCATAGCCAGTACGCAGCTCACCACCGGCGCGTTCAAACGCCTCCTCGACCAATTCGTCGAGTTGGAGATTAAAACCTGATGCGCCAGAAGTGGTTGCCATTATCTAAATCCTGCAGTTTTCTTCGCAATTGTTTTTGGTTGCGCTACGAATTGTTTTCCGGCTTTTTTGCCAGCACGTTTTGCACGCGTTGTCGCAGCATACTCACTTGGACTGAGACTTTTAATCGCAGCAGAAGGAAGGTATCTTTCACCTGTGTCAGAAGATTTTTTACCACTTTTGGTTCTCCATTTTTGGTCGCCCCAATCCTTCAATGATTTCTGAGGCGCTTTCAATCTCGGTAACCCCCGCCAGCCGCCTTGTACTTTTTGGCAACTAGCTGAGCTTTACGTGCTGACCACTGACCTGCGCCAGTGCCATGGGTCGCTGCGGCTTTTACTTGAGACACAATCCTCTTGCGAAGACTAGGTTTTGTGTAATTACCAGCCGCGTTCACTTTGCCGCCTTCGGCGTATTGCGTGAAGTCAGTATTATCCCGACGAGCCTTACGCTTGCCTTTGGGCATTTTACTGGGGGAGATGGCTCCCATTCCACGACTGGCTATCATGGTTACACCATTTTTCCGCGTGTCTTACCCTTGGTGCAGCAGCCATCAGCACGGCTAGAGGCAGAACCACCTGCGGCGTAGCCACGTTGACCACGAACAGCGTCGCGTGGGTCTTTCTTTTTAGGAGCTTCTTCCGTACTGGTTAAAGACTTAGAGTAAGCTTTCTCGGTGGCCTCGTTCATTTTGCGCTCGGCCATCTCTTCCCGCGCTGCTTTTTCTGCTGGACTCATGATATTTCCTTAACAAATTTTGCCGCGTGTCTTGCCCTTAGTGGCAATACCGTCAGCACGTTTAGAAGCGGACGAAGAAGTCATGCCGCCGGAAGCATAGCCTTTGACTGCGCCGCCTTTTCTATAATAAGAATTACGGCGTGGAACGTTGCTAATACCCATAAAATCTTT